CGGGATCAAGACCACAAATAAAAGAAAAGCCATTAACATCACGCGGATGGCCTGGGTTACCAGGAACCAAGCGACCTGCTTTACGCATACCATCTATAGAACCTCGCACACATACCGGATCAAAGATGGCATCATCTGAGATATCTTGTTGCTGATACACCAAAGCCCAGGTACTTGCATCCATAGCTTGGCGTTCATTGTAAAGGTTGCGACCATTCCATCTAGGGTAGAGGCCGTCTTCGTTCTTGTCAGATTCTTGTTGTCCATCAAATGGAGCATCGCTAGCAGGCCACAAAGTTTCCCATTTCTCAGGGTCTTCGTGCGTAGTCAAAAGCGCAGGCATAGCCAAGTACTTCCACGGGACCAGTCCACCAGGGTAGCGGTCTTCGTTACGAAGCTCGCGGTATAGGTCCATAGCTGAAACTCTGGTACCAATAACTACAAGTTTGCCCGTAGGGTTCAAACGTGAGCGTACGTCCTGGGTTAACCAGCGGATTTGCTTTTCAAACTCGTTAGCGTTCTTTAAGGTAACAGCGTCATCTACGATAATCATATCTGCACGCTTACCGTAGATCTGACCACCGATACCAATGGCTTCGATGTTTGGATCTTTTTCACTAGACTCACGTAGCTCGGAACCAAAGGTGACGCGGGTTGCCTGCCACGAAGCTGACTTAGAGTTAAACCCTACGCCAGCAGCGTAAGCCTGTTGGAGTGATTCATACATCGGATGAGTCAGGCGTTGCTTGATGGCGTAGAGAAAGTCGGCAGCTAACTGTTGGGTCTGGGAAACAATCAAAACTCTAAAGTTGGGGTTACGTACTACCTGCCAGGTTACATAGTCCACCGTGATCGTAATTGATTTGGCGTGGTTGGGCGGAATGTTTAATAAAATTCTATTAGATGCTAGCCCTGGTTCATACTTCATAGAAGGGTGTAGCCAACCAGGTTCGCGGCCTTCGATCATATCTACCAGGTTTTGCTGGTGTGGGAAGGTCTTAGAGTGCAGGAACTTCTCGCGGAACTCGGCAAAGGTTAGGTCGTGAACATCACCGGAGGCAAAGGACTTGTCCTTAAGACCAAGCCGTGTTCGGTCAACCTTGTCTGTAAAAACTTTATCGGTACGTCGGTAGTACTCGTAGGTCTTAATGGATTTACCAGCCGAGGCACAAGCCTGCTCGATGGTCATACCCTCTGCTACACAACCAAGGATGATTCTCTTGGCGATGTCGGCACTATTGTCAGCCACGTGATCTCCTAAAATTTATTGGGGACGGGCCGGAATCGGATCATATCTTTACTAGGCGAGGAAGGTTTTATCTACCAGTAGATAGAGCTATCCCCACTAAAAGTACTGGGCAGGTCGGGCTTAACGCCCGAAGGAGCCACAGCGAACTGAGGGGTAAGACTGAACTCGGCCTAGGGGCCTCGTAAGAGGCCATACCGTAGCAGCTCAGGGCTTTTCCTATTAAAACCCCTTACTATATATAAGGCAGGAAATTTAACGCATTTCCCGTTTTTACAATGTGACCTTCATCACAGTATATATAACCGCAGGTCAGAGGCCATATTAGCTTTGACTTTAGCAAATATTTTTTGTTGGGGAGTATACATACCACCGCGGTCGGAATCAACAACGGGGGGTGTCGGTTACCGCGCAGACGGGCAGACCCCCACCCCCCTGCCTGTGGATAACTGGTCAGACCTGTGGATAACTTTATAGAAAACTGTGGGGCTGACTACCGCACCGGCTACCCCTAACCCTTAAGCTCTCTCTAATTAAGTAACCGCTCTAACTCTAACCCTTTACCTAACCTATAGCCTTAGCCCGTAAAGCTATGACCTAACCCGGCTAACCCGGTGACCTTGCCCTATCTCTTCCGGCTATTGCATAGCTATTAGATCCTAGACATAACCGGGCTAGTTGTCTAAGGTGTTACGTGACCGGTCACCATTAAACTATGACCGTTAAGAGTTGTACATAGCGGTATAGTCGTGTATGTTTATCCCTGTAGAGCTACTCACTTACCTAACAAGCTCTATAGATAAGAGTTAAGACTATGACTAAGACACTAAGCAAGAGAGCGCAAGAGCAACTAGACCGTGAATATGCTATTGAAAGACTACTAACCTATTACGTAAAGCCCGGCACTAAGGTTTACACGATTCTGCGCCACGTAAGCTCTAGCGGTATGTCTCGCAATATATCGCTAGTAATTGCAGACGGTGAAGATATTGCAGACATAACCTATTATGCAGCGCAAGCCCTAGGCGATAAGTTAATAGAGAGCAAGGGTCATAGAGCTATCCGTGTGAATGGGTGCGGTATGGATATGGGCTTTCACCTTGTCTATAATCTTTCAAGCGTACTATTCACCGGACAAGATCGCGCCGGCTACGTACTAAAGCAAGCGTGGCTCTAATGAGAGAGCTATCTAAGCGCGGTAACCTTGTCGCCGGTATCGCTATCGGGCTACTAATTGCGGTTATCTATTACCTAAGCGGTCACCTATGGTGGACGGGTGAAGAGTGGTGCCTAGACACTATGGCGAATTGTATGGATAAGAGCTTCACTAGGTGAGTGACTATCGCTCTCTTGCTTACGGGTGAGAGAGCGGTAGCCGGCACCTAGCCGGGTTTACTAAGAGAATAAGGGTTAAGTTATGAGTACAGTACAAGAGACTAAGAGCGTGACCGACACGGTAGAGCTTGAGAATAGCGCTCTCGTGGAGCTATTAGAGGGAGCGAGCACGCATTCAAGCAAGGATAAGAGCCTATACGCGCTCAACAGCGTGCAACTAGAGGGAGAGGGAGCGGGTTATCTCGTGGCACGTGCTACCGATAGATACCGCTTAATAGAGGGGAAGATAGAGGTAGAGCACGGGCAACTATCTAAGAGCCTACTCTCACTAAGTGATGTTAAGCGGGTTATAGAGTTAGCTAAGTCTAACAAGGTGTCCCGTGTAACTCTTAACCGTATCGGTGACCTACTAACCGTGAGCGTGAGCGGTAGCTCTATCACCGTGCAACTATTAGAGGCTAATTACCCGGCTACTTTTGATGACCTACTTAACAAGAGCGAGAGAGAGCCATTAGGTGAGATCGCATTTAACCCGGCGCTATTCGCTGACTATGGCAAGATAGCCGGTAAGGGTAACGCGGTACGCGTGGAGTTTATGGGTAAGGGTAAGCCTATGATGATTCACTTACCTGTTACTAAAGTAGAGTGGAGAGCTTTACTTATGCCTATGCGTGTCATTTAGTTAGTGGCGTAGTATCTTGCTCTATCCTAGTACGGTAGAGTAAGGTACTACTTTACTAAAGGTTAGTAAGGTAACTAATGAAAGGGTTAAAGCTATGCGTTACAGAATAGAGATCGAACTACTACCGGTAGCTTATGAGGTAGAGGGAGAGAGTGAAGATAAGGCTAGAGAATATGCGAGAGAGTGTTTTTTTGATGAAGCTATGTATGACCTATTGAAGCACGCTAAATACACGATAGTAGAGGTAGCCTAATGAGCACACTAGAGAGAGAGCGCGAGATAGCCGGCGCTAAACAAGATATGCACGGGAGATATTACGTACAAGATAGTGAGGGATACCGTAGCTACGGTTACCGTACTCACTTTAGCGGGCTCTATGTCTGCTACACGGACGGTCACTATTGTGAGTGTGGAGAGGGAGAGTAATGAACTACGACTACCGCGTTACTTTCGTAACCGATTATCTAACGATTACCACTAACGTATGCCTAGAGTTAGACGATACGATAGGTAACCTTAGTGATGAAGCCTACGGGCAAGCCACGATTAACGGTATGAATAACATAGAGGACGAGCTCGGAAAGATAGACGAGACGATCATCAACGACATAACCGTTACCCTATTACTAGATGAGGAAGAGATAGAGCTAGGAAGTTTTGGTGAGTTTCCACCGGTACACGTGGAGGTGTCTAATGGATAAGTGTAAATTCTGCGGGTTACGCGGGTTGGTGCTATCTACTATCAATGCAGACTATTCTTGCGAGCATTGTGGAGAGTGGCAAGAGGCTAAGTTAAATAGTGCGTGGGAGGTAGTGGGCTATGAGCTACGGTAAGTGTTGGGTATGTGGTTGCCTAATGAGTGGAGATAGCCAGACAGTAGAGGGTAAGGTTACCTGCGATAGATGTGGGTGGAACTCCGGGAAAGATGGGAGCTACTAATGAAGATGGATACGTGGGACGAGATGAGATGTCCGGAGTGTGATATGTGGTTTTACCCGGAGAAGAATATGCGTAAGTGGTGCGAGAAGTGCAACGACAAGGAACTACTAGAGGGAGAGGATAATGAGTAAGTGGACAGTATGGGTAGGCGGTAGTGAGATGAGTAGCAATCTATTATCACACTCACAAGCGCTTAAAATTGTTAAGGTATGGAAAGACTTAGGTTATGACGATGTAGTAGTAGAGGAGGTAGCGTAATGAGTAGAGATCTAAGCTGGTCAGAGTTAGCAGAACTAACTCACGTCACTCAGGTAGAGCACTTTAACTTCTGTCTATGTGAAGATAATGAAGGACAAGAGAACCCGTATGCAGACTGTCCGAAAGGAGACGAGAGTGAATAGAGAATACTTAGAGGCTAAGGTAGACCTATGCCTTAATCAAGCTGAGATAGACCTTCAGCAAGAGGAGATAGCGCGAGCTATCGCTAACCTACGCAGGGCTAACTCTGCCCTGTCGCAGCTATTTGGATTTGAGGAGGACGAGAGTGATAACTAATGAACTACTTATCGAAGCGTTAGAGATAGCTAAGAATAATTTTGATTATGACGCTGAGTACCATAAGGCAGAAGCGATTGAGAGATACCTAAAAGAATTGGAGGACGATAGTGAGTAACGTCTACACCATACACCCGCCTAAATCTGATCTAATTCTATTCTATGAAGTGGTTACGCCAGAGGGAGAGAACGAGTGGGGCGGGGCTAGTGCTGAACAGTGTATGCAGTGGCTTAGCCTTGCGCCTACCGGCAGCAGAGTGCTGGTATCTGCGTGGGATAGTGATGAGGAAGATGCTCACCTAGTAGGGCAGACGATAGACGTAACCGAGATTATTCAGCAGGCAAGGAAGGTAGGAAGATGAGCTTAGTGTTAGGGATAATGATAGTAATGGTGATAGCCTATGTGCTTATAGTGTGGGAGGACAATATCAATGGAGAGTAAAGAAGTCAGCGGGAGACAATCTATCCACTACCGCAATTACAGAAGGGCAAGAGACAAGGCACTCGTGCGCCTAGCGCACCTATACCCAGACACATACAAGCAGTTGCTTGATGAACAAAGGAGTTTTGATGAGCAAGAGGGCAAGACTTGGATCATTGATAGTAATAGTAGGCTTACTGTGGGTATTCATACCAGAGCGAACGCAGTCCCCGAAGTTGCAGGACGTACCGATTATGATAGAGCGGACGAAGGCAACGATGGAGGAGAAGCGTGAGAACAAGGCACTTGCAGTTAGTTTCCTCAGAGCACTCGGTTACAATCACCAGCAGAGGAAGTGTGCGGTCACACTTTGGACCCGTGAATCCCGCTTCGACCACTTGGCTCGCCCAAGAGACGCTTCGGGCAAACCAAGAAGCTCAGCTTACGGAATTGCTCAGCTCCTTGGAGAACGTAGTAGCCAACCTGAACTACAAATCCTTCGAGGTGTACGATACGTTATGCACCGCCATCGAAACAGTTTCTGTGGCGCTCTCCGACACTCCGACAGAGTCGGCTGGTACTGAATAATCTTGCTGGGTTTCTAACCCTTTCCTGGCAAAACAAAAAGCCCTCGCCGTAACTGGCGGGGGCTTCTTGCTAGCACTCAATAGGCGGTCGCCTACCAAGAGCTAAAGCATAACACTATCCACCAGTAGAGTAAAACCCTTTACCCTTGAAGGTGATAGAGGGCGTGTCCCACTTACGTATCATTGGTATGTGGCAGTCAAAGCAAGAAGGCTCACGAGGTTCCTCGTGGATACTGCGTTCAATAGTTAATACTGTGTTGCAATCAGGGCAACGATAGTCGTACTGCATTAGAGCTGCACCGCCTCCTCTATGGGTAAATAACCTACTAACTTCTCAACCTTTTCAACCCTATCAAACTCAGTTGTCGCTGGCATCTGGTGATTAAACCATACTGGTTCTGGTAAATCCAATAGGTCGAAGGAGAAGATACCGGCAGGGGTAGAGTTGATGTAGTACGGGATAAGGTCACGCTCTGCTGCTTGTGTGATGAGCTTGCGATACTTCATCTCTTCAATCAGCAAGGTGTTGTAGTGTACCGCCCTGCACTTTAACTCTATGTAGTGACCTGCTTGCTTGGAGATACAGTCGTAGGCATCAAAGATGCCCTCAGACTTTACTAAATCTGGGTACAAACTCTCACGCAAGAAGGTAAATAATAACTCTTCGTTCATTGCCAGGGACTAACCCCGCCTAGATTATCCTGCAACCTACGCAAAGCCTGAGCACATCTACGATCTGCGGTAGAGATAGCACACTCTAGTACCTGTGCTATCTGTTGCAGGGTAAAGCTCTCGTGATGACGCATACGCAAGAGGGCTTGGTCTTCTTGGTCTAACTTAAGAAAACCCTTCTTGATGTCAATGAGGTTAGCAAGTAGGTTGCCACCTTCTGCCGGAGATGATGAACCTTTAGGTTGCCCATCTCTAATCATCTCTTGTGCTTGCTCTAATACTGTGCCATCTATGACTGATGCAATAACAAAGGGTAGCAACTGACCAAGGGTAGCTGACTCGTAGTAGGCTTCATCATTAGTCTGATAGCCAGACTTAGCTGCCTTCTCCTTGCGTGCATAGCGTTCTCCTGCACGCTTCATCTGCCACGCAATGCGCTGTTCGTTGTGTCTGCGTCGCTCTTCAATAGGTTCCATTAGATCAATGATGTGGTCTTCCACTCTAGTCATAGCCCACGCCATCAACTCTTGCTTGATGTCATCCTTCTCAACGTGCTTGTTATACCTACGATGGATGGTGTTAGCAACGCTAGGCACTAGGTCATAGATTACTGGGTGTAGTTCAGTCACAGTCTGGTTCCTGTACTTCAGGCCATACGCCATCTAGTACCATCATTGCAATAGCTGAGTAGTTAAGTAAATCTAAGAATGAATCACGCAACGACTCATTGCTTGGCTTAACGCCTGAGTCAAGCAAGTTATTGATACGTGCTATCTTGTCCCACATACGTACACGCAGACCATTAAGTGGTCCACCTGGTGAGTGAGCAATGTTCTTTGGGCCGTAGTCGTGATGCTTACGCACCAATAGGTTGCCTGCTTGATCCATAATACGCCAAACATCTGCAATGAAAGCTGCATCTACCTTGTCGGCATAGGCCGAAGGAGTATAGTCTCGGTTTCCATATTGATCTCTAGGATCTGGAAGCCCATATGCTGCAAAGTCTGTACCATCGTGTCCCACTCGCTTCTTGTCATCGTCATACATTTGACTCCCCTATCAGTAACTTTCTTGTAGCATCAATTCCATTAGCCAAGTAGTAATCATTGATGTCCATACCTGGCGGTAGTGTAACAATCTGTGAGTTCATTACCTCATTCGCCACGCGCTTAGCAAACTCAGCACCAGGGTTAGACCCATCCTCTTTAATATCGTTGTCTCCGACAACATAAATAGTTTCGTACCCCGCAAATAGTTTAGGAAAGTGTGGCTTCCACGCAGCAACACCAGGTACACCCACGGCAGGGATACCAAGCTCACCGCTAGTAACTATCGCAT